CACCAAGCCGTTCATAAGCACGGTCTGCGAAAGAGCGACGATGCCATTGTCGCGAGACAAGTGGAAGTTTGCCTCGCTCATGATGGCTTCACCCCAACGGGCGGATTCAGTAAATACGGTCATCGAAAAAGAACTCCTGTTGCGGAAGGGCTGCGATTAAGCGCCGATGCGAGCGTTGACGGTCTTGACGGCTTTAGCCCAACTGGCTGCAGCGTCGGGCTTTTCGGCGCCGGTCTGACCTGGTTGGCCAAGACCGAGGGCGCCGGCGTCGCGCTTGGATGCCTCGAAAGCGGCGGCGGCGGCAGCGGGATCGACGGCGGGCGGGACGACGACGGCGGGAGCTTCCGGAGCGTCTGCCTTGGCAGAGGTCAGGATCTTGACGGCGTCTTCGGCCGACATCTTCGTCTCGTAAGCGAGGTGCGAAGCGAGGGTCGGCATGGCCTTCCCGGCGTCGGATGCAAGGATCGCCTTCATGCGAGCCTGTGCTTTTGCTGCTGCCGCTTCTTCGATCGCAGCAGCGTCTATGGTGGTTTCGTCGGCCATGGAAAGCCCTCCGTATGAGCGTTGGTTTGCAGTCCGGCGTTTACCGTCCTGGATGATGGTGGCGAGGACGCCTTCGAACTGCCCGATACCATCGGCCATTCCTGAAGCGACGGCATCCGCCCCGATTTTCATTCCGCCGGCGCCAATCTTGGCGACAACGTCCTCTGCGGTGACCTTGCGATACGAGGCCACCTTGTTGATGAAGACATCCCCAAGCGCATCAACCATGGCTTGGATATGCGAGGCTCCTGCCTCCGTGGTCGGGTCGGGTCGCTTGTTCGGCGACTTCGATGACACGAATTGCAGTTTCCGAACCCCGCGCTTTTCATCAGAAGCGGAGGTGTCTGTGATGCCTAGAACGACGCCGATGGAACCAACCATCGAGCCTTCGGACAGGTAAACCTTGCCGCCAGCCGCCGCGATCCAGTAGGCCGCCGAGGCGCCCATTCCGGAGACGAAGGAGGTCACCGGCTTGATCTTGTTGGCGGCATGAACTGCGGCCGCGAATTCATCGGCGCCGCTTGCCTCGCCACCTGGGCTGTCGACAAGCATTGCGATCGAGTGGATCGACGGATCGTCGAGCGCGACCTGGAGATCCTTGGCGAGCGTGGCATACGATGTCGCACCGGACATCGCCGTCATGAAATTCGCCTTCTTGAACAGCGGTCCCTCGACGTAGAGGAGGCCGACACCGTCTCGAGCTTTGAGGCGGTCGCCCTTTTCCACGCTTTGCGCCCGATATGCCTCGAGCAGCTCCGGCGTGGTCTCATTGGCGCGTTCGGCGATCGAGACGAGGTTGTCGACGGCATCGGGCCACATCGCCCATCCGGAGGCGGCGGCGAAGTCGATGAAGTGTTTCGTCATGGACATCCCCCTCCGCCTGTGCCCCACCAGCCGCCAGGGCCGCAGGGTCCGCGCGCGCCCGCCGTGATGGCAAAGCGCTTCCTTGTTGTGCCGTTTTGGGCGGAGCAATCGGCCTCGAGCTGCGCGATCAGGGCGGCGACGTCACCGATGTCCGGAGGCGAGAATTCGGTATCCCGATCCCGGAACTTGATCCGCTTGACGCCGCCCTCGACGCGCAACTGCATGTAGACCGGCCGTAGAACCGCAAGAGCGGCGCATGGGTCGTAAGGCTCCGCGGCGAAGATCGAATAGTCGATCGCCATTTAGGTCTCCTCTTCGAGCTCCGCGTCGGCGTCTGCCGAAGCGGATGATGCCGGGGCGCCGACTTTCTTCCCCGGGACCGGAGCGTCTGGTTTCGCGGCGAGCTCTTTGTCCAGCTCCGCGACCTTGTCGGCCGTTTCCGGTTGCGGGACGATGGCCTGGATCCAGGGACGCGGCATCTCGAGCTCATCCGCCAAGCGGTTCTCTTCGGCGCGCTGGCGCATGTCCTCATCCCAATCGCGGCCGTAAGCTGCGGAGATCTCCGACAGCGTGGTGCCTTGGATCTTGTGAAGGACTTCATGGCTGCGCGCCGCTTTGAAGTCGTCGGCCTGAGGCTGCGATGGTCCGGACCAGGAACCCATGTTCGCGGCGTCGCGGTTGGCGATATAGGCGAAATACCCGCCCGGGAACGGGATGCGCCCGGTCTGGATTTCTTCGTCCAGCCAGGTCGACTTAACCGCTTCGCAGAACGGGATGATCAGATTGGCCCGACGGCGTAGAACCGTGAGCCAAGCTTCAGCGCCCGCCATGCGGATCGATGAGTAAGTAGCGCCGCGATAGTCGCCCGTTGCGCTCTCATAGGTGACGCCGCAGCCTGCAGCGACTTCTCGCATCAGCCACCCCATGAAGGCGTCGTACTGCTGCCCGGGCTGCTTTGCCTCCGTGAAGGTCAACTCATCATTCGGGAAGAGCTGCGCGATGCGACCGTGTTGGGTGAGGTCGATCGAGGAACCGTCGTACCATTGGCGCTGCGCTTCCGCGAAGTCCTCGAGGTCGAACATGCCGGTGCCCTTGCCGTCCTGCTTGGTCATCAGACCGTCGAAGGCGCCTTGGCCGGTGATGTTGGTCTTGATAACCGCGGCAAAGATCGTCTGGATCAGAGCCGAAGTCAGCGTCGCATCGGCGTACTGGTCGACTTGGCGAACTACTTTCAGGATGTTCGCCATCGGCGAGATCCCTCGAGTCGTCGCCAGGGCGGAGTCGAAGATGTGAAGCACTTGCGGGCGGCCATCGCGATCGTTGGCGGCGAACTGCTGTTCCTGCCATCCGAGAAGGGCGGAGAATTTGCGGATCGTGTACTCCTGGGGGAAACCCCAATCGTCGACCTTGACGCCCTGGACGATGTTGGTGCCGTTCGACAGATGCGACAACCGTGTCGGCGGAAGCATCAAAACACGCCCGAGGCGCAACGAACCGGGCCGGCGGATCAACGGCTGCATCGCCAGGATCTCGCCGAAGCACTTGTAGGAGGCGAAAGCGGCCTGCTGCATTTTGTCGAAGGTCATCTTGCCCGAGGCGTCGCATTCGGCCGGGTTCTGTCCCCAGGCGCGGAAGCGCTTTTCGACCATTCGCGCCCACTTCGATGCATCTTCCGGCGTCCAGTTCAGCGATATCGGGTCGGGCCTGGAAAGCCAGCGGAGACCGGTGCCGACAACGGATCCGGTTTCCGTCTCGAGGATCTTGGTCAAGAACCCCGAATTGTGGATGCCATCGACGCTTCGTGCCGCGGCCTCATGCCATGACAGCGCGATATCGGCTTGCGCTTCACGGAGCTGCGGGCGCCACGAATTCAGCAGCGCGCCGCCGCCGTTGCCATGCCGGCCGCCCTGGAAGAAAGCGGACTTCGGCGTCGGGGCGCCGCCCGACGGCTTCATAAACGCCCGGTATGCTTCCTTGAGGCCCATTTTCACTTCCTGTGCATTTTGGAGACGATGTCCTTCAGGCTCCTCTTTGGTGGAGCGTCGCCCTTGAGCTCGAGGTATCGCTTCTCATAGTTGAAATTGCAGAGGTATTTGACCGCCAAGGCGTAAACCACGGTGTCAAGCGCTTCTGCTTTTCGATTGCCGATCCGCTCGAATTGCTCGATCGGGCGGCCCTGTTTGTAGACGAGGACACGACGTTCCGCGTTGAGCTGGAGGAAGTAATCCTCTGTCAACGTGTTGCTGAAACGGAACGCTTGCGACTCCGTTTTTTCCTTCGGAAGGGTGGCAAGGATGTCGAGTTTCACCTGGTCGACGCCGATCAGATAGAGCGGGGCGGTCCGGTTTCTGCGCTTCACCTTGGAGACCTCGATCACCTTGCGGGGACCGGCGACGCCCTTGATGGCGACGATTTTCTGTCCCTGTGTGTGCTCGACGAAGTCGTAGACGTTCTGCGTCCTGTTACCGTCACCGGAGTCGACGCCGGCGGCCTCGATGCCGATGGTCCCGCCGAGTGGATGTTGCCACTTCGTCATCAGGACTGAATGAACCTCATCCCAGGTCGTATCGAGGTTGGTGCCGCCGTAGACGACGTGATGGCCAAGGATGTAGCGATGCGACGGGCTATGACCGACGAAGGTCATTTCGACGCGATCGACCTGGACGTCAACGCCGGCTGTGATGTAGCCGACTTCCACCGGGATCTTCTCTTCCCATTGGCCGGATCCAAGCTCGAGCCTGAGACCAAAGGGTTCGCAACGAGCCATCAGCATGGTTTCGTTTACATAGTCGATCGCGGCCGAATAGACTTGGCCAAGGACGGTGTTCGTGAAAACCTGCATGGCCGAGGCGCCCTGCTTCACGGCGTTCTCATATTCCGTGACAAGCATTGCCCATCGGACGTTGGAGAACATCGAGATCAGTGCGTTGAGCCGGAAACCGGCATGTCCATTGACCTCAGGCTTCGTTGCCCGCCATTCGCCGGCCTCGACCATCTGAGGCTTGTATTTTTCCTCGATCTCGACGCCGCAGTTCGGGCAGTTGGCGACAACCGTCTCCGGCTGGCCAGGCTTCCAGTCCAGGTGTTCCCACATCAGTTCGAAGGGAACGCTGCAATGAACGCAC